AATTGTAATCAGTGTCCGAGGTGGCGATCCCGAGATGAGACGCCGCGAACACGTTGGTCGCGTGGATGTTCGACGCGACGCCGAGACCTCCGTCGGTCCCCGAGACGACGATCGCCCCCGTACTCACGGACGTCGCCGCGGTCGCATCGCTCGCGTCCACGGACGTCGCCGTGAGCGCACCGACATTCGCCGTCGCGAACACGTTGAGCGAGGCGTCGACGATACAGCGATCAGCGTACACGTTTTGCACGTGGGCATTCGAAACGACACCTATGGAGTGCGTCGTGACGGTTCCCGTCGTGGTATCCGTCGCCTCGACCGACGCCGACGTCGCGACCGTCGTGGACGTGAGCGCGCCCACATTGGCGGACCCGCGAACGTCGAACCTGTGCGTGGCGTTGCGCCCGCCGACGGACACGTTGCCCGTCTCGTACGAGAGATTCCCGTTGCGCTCCTTGAGCCAGAACCCATTGGACGCTAAGCGAAACTTGCGCATGCGAATCTCGTGCGTCGCGGACGCGGACGCGTCGATTCGAAAGTACTGACCCGCGGTGTTATCGTAGACGTCCGCGCGCTCGTCGTCGTCTTTCAAAAACACGACCGTGCCGTCGATGGACACGGTCCACGCGCCGCGCTCGAACCCGATGACGTAGTGCTGAAACGTATTGGTCGCGTACGTCACGGACGTCGCCTGATGCACCTGCGTTCCGCGGTACTTGAGCGTCACCGTGCCCGCGCTCGGGGCGAACTCGAGCTCATACCCCGACGTCCCGTCGTACGTCGACTCCTGCGTCGTGTACGTGTGAATCTTGACGGTCCCACCCGACGTGGAGGCGTAAAGATCGAAATCCATCATCCACGCGTTTGGGAGCTTGACCCCGCGCGTGAGGCGTCCACCCGACGCGCCCGTGAGCACGTGGTACCCATTGGTCGTGTCGCGAGTCGCCCCGCCCCTGAGCGTGAACGGGGGATTGTTGAGATCCGTGCCCTGGTCATCCCAAATGAGCACGCTGTCTTGTTTGATGACGTTAGTCGCCATGTCGACGCCCGATATTCCGACGACATCGAGTTGGCCCACGCGTAGGATGGCGCCTCGAACATCGAGGTACCCATTGATCGTGCCGTCGACGAGACCAGCCATTATTATAGCGGGAGAGAAATAATTCCCGTGTTAATAAGTGCGTTTAGCCGCAGTGGTACGTACACCCGACAAAGGCGGCGATGTATACCGCGTTCGCTTCATCGGTCTGGTGTGTACCGTCAGCTGTCAAGTACCTGATTTTATACGCCTTCTCCGTGTCTGTTGGATGATCTTCCCACTGCAACTGACCGTGTTCGTCGAGTACGTTCACGGGCTCCTCGCGAACCTCGAGCGTCCACCCTTCTTCTTCGGTCGTAGACTCTTTGCGCTCGATCATTTGGTACGCCACAGTTTCAATTTCCGAGTACGTCGCTTGAGCGTTTGACTCTAGATTACTGTATTCATCCAGTGAAATATCACCACCCTCGTCGTTCGAGTAATGCGTGGTCGTGACCGTTCGTCGGTTCTCTTCGGCGAGGTTCGAGTACTCTTCGAGCGCGATGTCCGTGTACGTCGTCTCGACCCAATAATTGACGTTCGAGAGTTCCTTGACGATTTGCTGCACCGGTTGCGTCGCCGGCTCAAAGTCGCAATCCATCGTGATTTTAGCCACCGTGTAGTTGGCGAGGAACTCGCTGTCTTGTCGCTGACCATAACCCGCGACATTTGAGGTCGTGATGTAGTCACCCGACTCGAGTGGGCCATTGATGTCTGTCACCCACATCGCGCCTTCGCCGACGGAGTTGATATAGACACGGGTATCACCCTTTTCTTTTGGTATGGGAATGCTTATTGAACCGTAGGTATCTTCACGAGTTTCTGGGTCTTCTATGTGAGAAATAACACCAAAACACGATTTATCATTGGCAACATTGCTGAGCCGCACATCGGGTAGAGATTCATCTATTTGAATTCCACGGTTTCCCTTATGTACGGAAAAACTCGCACTAGTGTATGCGTTCTTATTAGCGCATACGATGAGACCAATGTAGTCTTGGACATTATGAGTTGAAATATTGTCAACAAAAACTCTGTGCTGTCCTGTGAAGTCGTCTAATACCGCACCCGAATCTGGTCTTATGTACATTTTATCGTACCCATTAACATTCAAAACCCATGTGTTATTGACATCCATGTACGCCCGTGTGTATCCAGATGTCCCACTGTATGATTGATACCAATAGACACTTGGACGAAACAGACCCCCACCACTTTTACCAAGAGTTATATTTCCATCCACTTGCAATTTTTCCGCGGGGTTGGTCGTCCCGATGCCGACGTTGCCCCCAATGAGGGCTGACCCCCTCACATCCAACTGCGCGCGCGGCGCCACCCCACCGATACACACCGCCGTATCGGTGACATTCAGGGACTTCCCGGTTCGGCCCAACCGGTACAACTTTTGGACCTCCGAGGGTTCGAGGGCGACGTTGTACATCTTAAAATTAGAAAATTTACCTTCAAAATTATTGGGGTACACGGATGAAGAATGACGTCCTATATAAAAAGGTGTCGATCCTGTGGAAAAGCTTAAAGCTGATGATGAACCACTACCACTCATAGGCATTTCTTCACCATTCATGTAAAATTTCAGGTTTGCTGGTTGAGTACTAGTTCCGTTATATGTGTAAGCATAATGATTCCACTCTCCACGTAGTATTTTCTTACCTGTTCCTCCGAGATCTCCAAAGTTACCTAATGTTAGCCAATTATCCTGTGTCCCAAGATATATGGTCCCGTTTCCGTTATAGTTGTATTGAATTTGGAAATCCTGATTCGCACTCGCCGCCGCTCCAAAATATAAGAAATTCTCGGATGTTGCACCGGAAGGTCGAAGGTCTTGTAACCAATACGATACCGAATGTATAAAATTACCATCTGCCTGCGGGAGATCATTCAATAATAAATAACCAGTCGACCCATCGAACACCAACGTCCGGTCCGTCGAGGAGTAGGTCGCCCCATTTATCAAAGTCCCATTATTCCCCGCCCCAGAAGTATCCACCGCAGTGCTTCCCGACACAACACTGTCCACCGTCGTGTCGTAATGCACGATAAGAGATTCCGCCCGAGGCGTCTCGGCCCCGGCGGTGTGTCCCGACACTCGCGGAGTCGTGAGTGCCTTCCCCAAAGTGAGATGACCGTCGTCCAAAGTGGTCGGGGCGGGGGTGCCGAAAAATTTGATTTCACCCGCACTCGCACGAGACACATCACTCGTACCACCCGTCCAATTATAACTCGTAGATGAAAAATTTCGACGTATCACGATTGCGTACGATGAAAACGACGCACTCGCGGATACATCGTAGTTCGTTGTGTATCCCGTCAAACCATAGAATATTTGATCCGTGCAGCCTTTTATGAACGTCCATTCACCATCGTTAAAATTTTTACCCCACACCTCGAAATCTTTAGGCAATCTGAGATCCCCAAAGTCCGGGGAGCCGCTCGAACTCATATCGGGCTTGATATCGACCGAAGCGAGCTGGATCGCATACGGGAGATCAAGAGCAATGAACTCACCGTTACCACCGAAAGTGCCGTTCGCCGTGGTCGCATAGCCCGTATCTGCATTATATCGAGTGGATGCCGACAACCAAGAATCTCCTGAACCGTGTACACCATTAAACGCATACCATGGTGCATTCGACGCGCTGTTTTCGCTACTCGAGTATGCGCGAAACACCCCGTGTCCCTCCATGTACGTCTCGTACCCGGTCATCGCTCTCGGTGGATACTCTTGAATTCGCTCATCTCCCGCGATTTCGAACCGGGACGTCGGGTGGCTCACCCCCACGCCCAAGTTGCCTTTGTGAAGGCTCACCGAGTTGCTCGCGCGATGGCCGAAACGGACCGCGTCGTACGCGTAGAGTTCCTTCACTTGGTCGGCGGACAAAGCCTTGGAGAAGAGGCGGAAATTTGCGATGGAGCCGTCGAAATCCCAACTATTACTATTTCCATCACTTCCTAACACAAGTGTATTATCGGTTATAGAAGGTGTTGTAGTTGTATTAGTACTATTAGTTAACGAAATTTCAACACCGTTTAAGTACAATTTACAATTATTTCTATTCCAGGTTCCACCCGAATATACACCCGCGACATGATACCATACATTTTCAGTGATTGTTAATTCACTCTCAAGTGCTGTAGCGGCACCATATATTTCAAAGCGTAACTTGTTTAGAGTAGAACTTCTTTCATCTATTGTTATAGCAATTTGAGAACTGGTAGCATTTGTTCCGAATCTACTGATATAAGAGTAATCACCCGTAGAAGATGTCTTTTTAAACCAGGCACTACAAGTATTAACAGGAGCAGTACCACTTAAACCGTGCGTTCCCACAATTTTACCATTCGCTGTCCCATCGAAGACCCACGCGTTATATTCGGTGTCAAACCCGTTCGTCCCCGTGATAGTGCCCTTAACCCCGTTCCCACTCAGATCGAACACCTCCGTCCCCGCGCCCGGATACGAGTTGGAATCCGCGCCGTCCCAGTACACCTCTAACTGCTGCGTTCCGGGCTTGTTCAAAACAGAGGTCCACGTCGAATCCGTCGAGACATCGCCCTCTTCGGTGCCGTAGAGTTCCAGACGACCTATTGCACAGTAAACAACGGTCGAAGCGATGGTCTTTTCGACGAAAAATGCGAACGTGTTAAATAGTTCGTCTGAGTCGACGTGTAACCGAATTCCGGCGCGGTCGGTTCCAGTAAAGCTCAAGTCTTGGTACTGTTTTATGTGTGTCCACGTGATCCCACCATCGTTTGTACCGAACACTCGCATGTCTTTGGGTTTAGCACTCGCGGTGTAAGTCGCAGCACCCCGTGGGTAAATTTGGAATTCTTTCAGTTTGATGCGCGTGGGCATTTGTATCGAACAATATTCACCTCGGTATGAGGTCCCTGGAAAGGTGTTGGACGTTGACGTGGGGTCACCATTTGTATCGAAAGTATTATTCGCTGAAATCCACGCCCCATATAATCCTGTATTGGATGTGTTATCATCGGAGGCGTTTGTCTTCTGATCGAACGCCTCGTAGTATTCATAAGCCGCGCTGTATCTGCTCGAACCACTCGCCACGTACCCATTGCCATCGTCGTTCGATAACAAGTCGATTTCTGGATACCTCGTGAGCGGCCTATCGTGCGGCCCTGTCTGTTCGTACACGACCACATCGTTTCGATCCACCACCACCGGTGTTTTCACAGAATCCGCCTTGGCGCGCCCATCGACCACCAAGCGATCATCGCGCGACGGTTCGGCGACCCCGACACCGAGAGACCCGTCCCTGAACGCGACGACGTCCCCGACCGCGACGCGCCCGAACCGAACTTTCTCCCAATCGTAGAGTTGGTGAATCTCCGCCTCGATCAAAGGTCGTTTGAACAGACGGAAATTCGCGATGGACCCGTTGAAATCCGAATCGGGCGCCGCGTTGGTTCCGTGCGACGCACCGAGACGCAGGAACGCGGTCGACTGCACGTTGAGCGCGTTCCCGTAGCTCGAACCATCCGTTCGTAAGTACCGTTGTTTGACGCCGTTGACGTAGACGTCTCTGTTTACCGCGGTGCCCCCACCGCCTCGGTACACGACCGCGATGTGAACCCACTCGTTCGCCTTGAAATCCGTCGTGACGTCGACGTCGTTCCTACCGAACCAGTACCTCAACTCGTCCTTCCTGTACGAGATCGCGATGGTCTGTTCGTCCGCATACGTCTCCTGTCCGATGTAGAAGAACGCGGCGTAGTCCGTGGACGAGAGCGCGCTCTGGTCCACGGCGGGTTTGACCCAAAGCGACGCGGTGTGTACGAAATCACCACTGATTCCGAGCGCCTGTGTGTTCACGTTTTGGTTCGACCCATTGAACGTGAGCGCACCGTACGCCGAGTCGAAGCCGACGCCGTTGTTGAGCGTGGCGTGATGTGCCTCGCCCGAGACATCCGTGAGCGTGGTCCCACTGCCGGGATACGAACCGACGACGTTCGCGTCGAAGTGAACCTCGAGGAAATCCGTGTTCGGTGCGTTCGCGTGCGCGCGCAGACGCACGTCTTGGCCGTCACCCTTTGTGGACTCGTACCCGTAATATCGAAGCTCACCGACGGTCACGACGCCTGCTCCGTATGCGGACGGGTATGCCGCCCCGTTACGCGTGACGATGAGCGCGTACCGATTGTACGCGACCGTGACACCGCTCGTGTAAAAAGTGCGACCGTCGCGCACGCCACTCGGTGCGTCCGCGTCCTCGATCTCGAAAACCTTGGTCCACGCGGTTCCGTCGTTTGACCCCCACACTTGAAAGTCTCTGGGCGCTTGACCGCGCGCACCAGAATCGTCCATGCTATTGGTGGAGCTGTTCGCGACAATTTCGAAAGAGTGTAAAACGAACGCCTCGAGTACCTGAATCGCGAGCCACTCACCCTCGGGCGTGCCGCTGCTGTTCGAGAGGCAATCGTCGTACGTCGAGCCATCGTAAAGACCCGTCGTCGTGTTGTACCGACCTCCCGTACCGCTCACCCAATGAGAATGCCAACGCTCATTCGTCCCATACGTGTCTTCGTTGAATGCCTTTTCTGGCCCGTAATTTTCGGTAGATGCCGTGACGGTGTACCCGTTCTGTGAACTCGACGTGAGAATCTCGCGCGGATACTTTCGGAGCTGTCGCGTCGCCGTGAAATCGACGACGGTGTCCGCGTTGGAGTTGATCGCACTCAGATCGAACCCGCCTGAGACGACGAGGTTCGACGAGCACGTGATGTCACCCGTGGACTCGAGCTTGCCCGCTCGAATCGTCGCGTTCGTGACGTCGAGGATGCCCGTCGGCGAGTTGATGGACATTTAATATACCACGAGGAATTTTTCGTGCGCTATTAAACGTGTTTAGTTAGATATCGATGCCGAACGCTTGGAGCGTTTGCTGCGCGGAAGCGCCCGCGGTCTCGAGCGCGGTGAGTCTACTCTCGATGGTACTGGTTTCATCGACCGTGAATTCGGGTAAGTCATCAACGCCGAACAAGTCTAAAATCGCGCGCGCGCCCGTCGCGCCCGTTTCGATGGGTTTGAGCCGCGCGTCCAGAGCCGCGAGCGTCGCCTTCGCGGGCCACGTGGACGCGTCGATCGGGTCCATCAAACCACTGATCCCAAAATCCGATAGGATTTGAATCGCCGTGTTGGCCTGCGTCTCGATGGTCTGTGTACGCGCCTTGAGTTCCGGGAACTCGGCGCCCGGTGCGATCGGCCACGTTGGATCTGCGGCGTCCGTGGTCGAGGGAAGATCGCGGAGCGCCTGACGATAGTCGAGCCACGCCTGTTTCGCCGACTCGGAACCGTGTGGGAAATCGATGGTCGCGTACTTATCAGTCTTTTCGAGGAGTGCGTCACGCGCCGCACGGAGTTCGTTGAGTGGCTGTGCGTCGATCAGTTCTTGGAGTTTGGCCTCGAATGCTTCTTTTGATGGTTTTTCGTAATCATCCAGTAGAATTATTTCATCCCATACACAGTCGTGTGTTGTATTTCGGTCATACTCGAAATTTATGTTTTTTACTCCGATCAACTCTTCTAATGCCACCCCATTCAGGCGTTCTCTGCGTATGACTTCATATGTATCGTCCTTCATTCTATAAGATAGCCTACAAAAGAATTGTGGCCGTTACTACCACCGTAAAGAGTACCGGATTGTACTTTAAACAGGAACGTGTCCCCTGTGTTCATGGGTACAATTTGTGTACCACTTACGTGTTTGTGGGGGCTACCTGCATGATGATGTGTATACGGCCAAAACATTTCATGCGTGTCCCCGTTTTTGTAGGCCCGAATACCAAAGGCATTCCCACTGTCATTCGACATACCATAAAAAGAAAACAAATATAAGCCGGAGACAGGAGCAGTGAACGTACCGGTCGTTGAATTGTATCCGTTTTGTTGATTCACTTCTACGTGATCGAATATGATTGTGGTTCCCGATGACACGTTCCCAGCGCGCCTCGACGCGCAAAAACATGGTTTTGCGCCACGACCATACGGAACCCCCCCAACATTTAGGAGAGCATCAGAAACCTCCCCATCCCCGAGACCGATCCCGACGCGCGTCTTCGAGAAATTCACCACGTGGTGACCCTCGTCGCACCGACCCATATCGTAGAGTCGCTTCACCTCGTCAGCTGTGAGGGCGACGTCGTAGAGTTTGAAGTTGGACAGATTCATCGGGGTTCCCTGGTGTGTCGAGTTCGCACTTACGACATCACCATTCAACCGCAGAAAACAATTAGTTTCCGGAATGTTGACGTCTGTTATGGTACTACTCACCGAATATACTCCATTTATATACAACTTTACGGTGGTACCATCATATGTCATTCCAACGTGCGTCCATACATCAAACGGTGTTTGTGACGTGTGATAAACATTCATATTTCCAGAACCACCGTTAAAGGAAACATAATAGGATTTTAACGTTTGACCAACAGCGTTGTAAGTTATGGCAATTTCACGGTTGTTTCCGGTGCCACTCCTATCACCAACCGACCAAATGAATGAATTTTTTGAACTCGTGTCGAAAGATTTTTGATTTACCCATATGCTCCCACTGATACCTTCACTTAATCGAGAACCACCCGAATCAATGCGAGTGTCGATCCATTGAGAACCGTCGCTCGCAGTGCACTGGAACCATTTTTCGGTGGAGTCATACGTCGTTCCGACCATTCGTCCATCCAACCCCCTCCCACTCGTATCTTTCACGAGGCCATTCTCCGTCGGGTTCGTCGACGTATTGTATTCCACCACCAAACGGTCACGCCTCGGCGTATCGTCGGCGTCGAGCGGAGGTCCGATGCGCGGCACGGTCAGATTCCGCGTCAGGCTCAATTCGCCGTTGTGAAGCGTCGACGCGCCCTGTTCGCGGGTGCCGAAAAGGCGCCATTCACCCAGTGCTACGTACGTCGCAGAAATAGTGTTGTCGACCGCATACACGGATTCACTGTTTATTTTTGTAATCACTATGGCATACCTGTCATAGTATGAAAGACCATTCTGGGTTACATTGTAATAGATTGTTTCATTACTTGAAGTCGTTGCACCCAAAATCTCTGGTGTGTCACTAGTATTCACGCGAGAGTCTACTAATTCCCACGATGAGCCATCATTCGACCCATATATGTAAAATGTTTTTGGATAATCTGCCACACCATATCTATTATTTATACCCCATGGCTTCAATGCATATTTGTTTAATTTTATTTTGTGTGGCAATTCAATTTTCAGCCATTCACCCAACGGGATTGAACCCGCGAGTTGGTTTGTACCATTGTATTCACCTGGGTTAGATCCGTTTACTGCATTATGGTCATCACTTGCTAACCAACCGGTGGCATTAGCTTCGATATCTTTTGAGAAGACCTTCCAAGGTGCGGACGGGTGATTTGGATCAGGGAGTGTATAGCTCGCACTCGCCTTAAACACACCGTGCCCCTCCAAGTAGGTCTCTTCAGACGTCAGACGTCGTGGCGGAAACTCCTCCAACTCCGCGACCTCATCCATCACAGTGAGCGCCGCCTTCGGTTCGGTGGTTCCCACCCCTAAATGTCCTCGGTACACACTCACCGATGATTTCGCCAAACCGAACTCATCTTTGTCGGCATCGAAAATCTCTTGGACCCGCGCGTCGCTCAGAGCCGTCGAATAGACGCGCAAGTTGCGGATCTTTCCGTCGAAACCGTCACCCACGCGGGCGACCACGTCGAGGTCTTCTTCTGTACCAATGTATTCAATGTTGTCGATACTGAAATAGTTATTTTGACCCGTTATCCTACGCACAACAAGTGCAAAATATTTGTAGTACGTGGTGGCCGTGTCGGCTGTATAAGTAGTACCGGTATCTGCAGGTGTGGCACCCACCTCGGATAAGAGTTCTGACCAGTTAGAGTCATCATTGGAACCATAAACTATGAAATCCTCTGGTGCACGCGTTGGGTCATTGTCCCGGGAGTAAAGTGTCATCGACGTCATCAGAATTTTTCGTGGTAACTCGAGTTTTATCCACTCTCCATTTTGTGCACCAGTCCCCAAATTGATCGAACCATTATACAGATAATCAGTACCATTATATTCTGTCAGTGTATTTTGGTTGTTCCAGCCCTGATTCGAACCAGCGTTAAATACTTTATTGAAAGCCCTATGTGGTCTGTAATCACCAGGACCAACTGTTCTATAACTACTTGCCGTCGCCACGTACCCCCGCTGCGCGGGCCCGGTCATCGCCACGTGCGGGTATTTCAGTGTGTTCACCGAATCCGGAAACCGCACGAGATCGTTCTCGCGGTGACCAAAAAATCGTAATTCACCTACCTGAGTATAATGAGTACCACTTCCTAGTCCACCACTTTTAGTCACTACTAAAGCGAGATATTTGTACGCCCTCGTGGCACTCACGGTGTGTATTCGATTAACCGTGTCGTTATACGCTGCAGTGACGGTGTTTGTTTTAGAGAGGAGCACATCCCAATTTTTATCGTCATTCGAGCCGTAAATCTTCCAATCTTTTGGGTTTACACCACTAGCCGTACTCCCGACTATATCGATGTATTCCAAAACTAATTTGTGTGGCATTTCCATTTTGAGCCATTCACCCTTATCAGCGTTTGCAAATGCAGTGCCACCCGAGTCTGAACCTAAATTCGCGCTACCATTATAGTTACCCGTACTACCGTCGTAAGTAGCGTCGGCAGAAAGCCAACAATCTCCGTTGTCTGCGTGCGTTTTATTGAATGCTTCGTGGGCCAAATAATCTGTTCCGGGATATTCGCTACTCGCACTCACAGTGTACCCATACTGCGAATAGTTAGACATCGCGAACGGCGGGTATTCCCCGAACGTGTCCTCATTTTTCGCGCTTCCGACCAAACGTCCATCCAAAAAAAGTTTCTTGCCCGAACCTTCCCCGTTGTACGTGTACGTGACGTTGTGCCATTCCGCGCTAGAGAAATAGTGGTCCTCACCACCCCACGAAATGTGCGAATCATCGACGAACCCGACGCGCGACGCGGCGTCGCCCTCACCCTCGGCGGTTCCCACGTGGAAGAGTCCACTACCATTCAATTGGTCGGCCTTGACCCACGCCGAGACGGAGTGCGGGTGGTCGCCCACGAGACTCGCGAGATTGCCACTGACGATGTTCGAGGTCGCCGCACCCGTTAACTCCCACGCGTTTTCCGTGGAATCGTGCGTGACACCCGTCGCTGTGACGGTGACGCCCGAACCGCTCTGATCCGTGACGCTCTCATTCGAGTCCGGTTTGGTCGCGTCGATGTACAGAGCCGCGCTCGTCAGATCGGGGGCGTTGTACACACTCTTCACGGTCGTATCGACCGAATCGTCACCCGCGCCGACATCTTCGTAGCCGTATATTTCATAATTGTGTATATAAAAGAATCCAGCTGAATCGGTATCATTTGGATCGTGCCACAAACTGTCTGTAAGCAACGTTATGTATTTATATGCCGTCGTGGCATTTATCGTAAACGTTAACTCGTCGATTGAATTACCAGTCGATGTAAGGCTCGAACCCAACTGATAATAATTCCCGCTAATGGATTTGCTTGTCGGGCTATGTTCATTGCTTCCAAACAATTTACCACCCCGCCATCGTCGTTTAATGTTGTTACTGTTACCTGTAGAACGTATTTTGATTGAAGAAACCTTCAACTTACTTGGTAGTCCTAATGTCAACCAATTTCCATAGTGAATAGTGGAATTCGCGTCGGTTATTTTTTTGTCTCCACTCTGTGCAGTTATGTAATATTGATTAGGTGACGTGCCTTGTAAAGTAGAATTTCTGTCAATTGTCCCAAAAAATCTTGATGAATTGTCTCCATCAAATGCACGAACAGCTTCTCTGCCATTCGCGCCAAAATTACTTGCAGTTATCACATAGCCTCCTTTAACTGCTGGACTATCGTAGATACCTTTACCATTTGAAATATCAATATCCATACGCGGGTACTTTTTCAAAACCGCGCTGTCCCGCGCGTGCGGCCCCGTGATTTCCTGGATGACTCCGGACGTGCCCGACACGGACACGTTCGACCCGCGCTTGAGCCCGAGTCCTCCGTCCTGTAATTCGAGCTTCCCCGAACTTCCCACGATTTCGGCGTGCGTCGTCGCGCCCGTGGACGATTGGAACTTGACGTTACCTTTGGTCTCGGCGCCTTCGGCGAACGTGGTCGTGCCCGCGCGAAAGTGCGTCGCGCCGCCGTCGGCGACGATCGCCATGGTGGTCGCGTTGACTTCGGGCGCCGACCCCGTCTTGTCCTGAATCCGAATCTCGGGGGCATCGGCGACGATGTTAAGGTGCTTCCTGACTTTGTCGGTCTCGATGCCGACGTTGATTTTTTCGACGGCATCGAGGTTGGTCGCCTTGACGGCGGCGGTTTGGAAATCCGCCGTGTGCGTCGCTGGCATTGCTAATATAGAGAGATAAATTTAATCGGTGGGTTCCTGCGGCCACGTCGGGTCTGACGGGTCTTCTGTGTTCGCGGGCAGGTCTCGGAGGGACTGACGATAGTCCAACCACGCTTGTTTGACCTCCTCGGTGGCGTGGGGGTAATCTGATGTGAAGAGGTAATCCGTTTGGGCGATGCGTTTGTTCCGCTCCTCCCGGAGTTCCTCCCACTTTCGGACGACCACTAGCTGATCGCTTCTGATTGTCAACTCTTCAAGGGTAGGCTTCGGGGTTTCATCAGACCACTTTAATGTATCGTAATCGAAATTCTCCAATGTCCACGCGCAATTTGGATACAGATCTTTCAAGGCGTCTACGATCGTCATTGATATACACCGAGAAAACTTATTGAGCTATTTCCGTGATTACGACATAACACATGCCTTTTTCATCTACAGCTGAATAGCCTTGGTTCAATTTTATTGTACCCGTTGTGGTATTGTTCCTATAATATACTTTATACTGGACGCTTGTCTCACCATTCAGGATGTGGTGCACCACAAAAGTTGAACTGTTTGGTGTCGAACCTACATTATTATCGAAAGACACTGGTATGACGCCTTCTTGTTGGCCGTACGTTCGACCTTGGTTTGTTGGTATATCATTTGCATTGGCTCGTATGAATATGACTGCATTATAGTCAGCTTCATAACTCAAGTACACCTGCACGAGTACCAATGAATCACCAAACTTTGGAGTGAATGATGTTGTGAGGGCGGTGAGTTCTACGTCCGTGGCATTACCAGAATATGCGTATTGTCCGACAACTGGTTTCGTTACGACTTGAACGACGCTTCCGTGTGCATGGAAATCCCCCCTTACATCCAAAACCGCCCTCGGTTCCAGTGTTCCAATTCCCAATCGCCCGCCCTTGAATGTGACCACATCCGGACTCACTTGGAAATAATCTTTCTGGTAGGCGTATAACTGCCAAATTTCGTCACTTGACAACGCTCTACCGTGAAACCTGAGACTCGCCAACGCGCCGTTATAATTGGTGTAATCACCCGACCACCAAGTCGTACCAATATCTAATGAAGCTGACGTCGATATGTTTAAATTGGCAGCCGTACCAATAATACTTAACGGTGCACACTCTACTCCGTTCACGTATAGTTTACGATTACTCAACGTTGCACCACCTCCCGCGTACGTCAACGTGACGTGAACCCATTTGCCGAATTCAAACGGTGCACTGAAGAGTACGTTGTTACCATTAAACCCAAATTGCATTCTATTTTGATCTCTTGCAAGCGCCAAACCGGGCATCGTGTTAGCACCGCCGCCATCGGACAGTCCGAGTGCGAAGACAGACATATACGTTACTGTGCTACCACTGACATCTTCTGGTTTTATCCACACGGACCATGAATGCGGTAGATCACCTCCACTGGTTGTGATGCTAGAGGTTGCAATACTTGATGGTGATGACGCATTGAAGGTAAAAGCCTTCCACGTCGAATCGAATGTGACGTTTGTTGGAGTGCCGGTGACACTGTTCCCGGACTTATCCGTGATGGTCGATGGCATGGACGTATAGTCTTGACCATCGTAGTACACTTCTAGAAAATCAGTATTCGGCACGTTAGGGACTGACCGCGCGATGACGTCCGTCCCGTGGGCGTCGGGGTCGTATTCGGGGATGCCGCGGAGTTCGATTTGCCCGACGCTTGTCCAGTGAACTTGCGTGGTGTTATTGACGATTTGAATGCTGTTGATGACGAGTGCGTAATATTTATACGCGACGACGGCGTTGACTTGCTCAATGTGCTGTTGACTGGACGTTTTCTGACCTGTGGTAAACCCTCGGATGCTCGTCCAAGTCGAACCGTCGGTCGATGCGTACAGTTCACACGTTTTAGGGTACCCGTGATCGTAACCATCTGCACCATAACTTGTCTCTGATCTCGACTCAAGTACAAAATCGTGGAGGTAGATGGGCTCCGGAATCTGGATTTGGATCCATTCACCTTGCAACGACCCAGTGTGGTGTTGGGTGGTCAAGTTGAAAGCACCAGTCGCAGGGTTGTAGTGTTTGTTACTCGCATCGATCGGAGATGCCCAACCGTCACCCGCACCAGTGTTACCACCAACCGGATTGTTGTTGTCAAATACTTCCCATGGATTGTATCCGCCAAAATTGCCACTCGCACTCACTGTGTAACCACTCGTCGTTGCCGCCGTCATCGCCACCCGGGGATACTTAATCAATTTCTTCGACCGAACGTACTCGGTGACGACGTTGGACGACGATTTCACTTGAAACACATTCGCGACCTGGGTCAACTCGAGACTTCCACTCGTGACCGCGAGATTGGCGACCTCGACGGTCTCCCCCGTGACGGAGAGGTTGGCGAGCGCGGTATTCGATCCGACGTGGATGTTCCCCGCGACCCCGAGCCCACCCGCGATTTGAACCGCGCCCGTGGTCGACGAGGTCGCCGGTGCGACATTGCTCACGACGATTTCACCCGCGGTCCCGACGTGGACGTTCCCTTCGACCCCGAGCCCACCTCCCGTGAGCGTCAACGCGCCCGTCGTCGACGACGTCGACGGTGTCGCGTTCGAAATGATGAGCACGTTGGAATCCAAAACGCGCCCGTTGTTCACGACCTGTTCGAACGTCTGTAACCCAGTGAACGAGACGAGATTCATCGTGATGTTCGACGCGTACAAGTTGGAGCAGTGCACGTTGCCGCCGACGCCGATCCCACCCGCGACGGTCAACGCACCGGTTGTCGTCGACGTGGATGCGTCGACGTTAGACATGGCGATCGTATTCGACGTCGTGTTGTCGACGTTGACGATGTTATCCAAACCTTGCGTGACCCCGAGCGAGAGTTCGTTGAGCGTCAGGATATTTGCCGAGATGTTCGAGGTGATGACGTTCCCCGTGAACCGCGACTCGGGAACGACGTCGAGCCCGTACGCGGGGGCATCGCTTCCGATCCCGACGCGCGAGGTCGCGCCCTTGACGACGACGTGTTTCGTGCCCGAGCCGACGCTTCCGAGGACGATGTCCCCCTTGGAATCCGACGTGGCGTCGA